AATAAGAATGTAGCAATACTGGCTATGAAAAATGGGTTGCGTTATAGTGACCGTTTACAAGTACCGTTATTTAAAAACGAATGGGGAACCTAATGAAACAATTAATTAAACGACTATTTGGTATTGATAAACTTGAAGCCGAAAAGACTCAGGCTCAAGAAGCATTGGCTTTGGCACAAGCAGAAACAACTAAGGCTCAAGAATTGGAAGCTCAAGCCAAAATGACTCCTAAAGAACGTGCCACTGCCAAAGGTGAACCTTGGGTAGCTGTACTAGACACACATGTTAACAAAGAAAATGTACGTAATGGCTTTTTTGAACTTGACTGGAATGAACAGTTTGTGTTACAATTGAAACAAGCTGGATACGGATTTGATGGTGATCCAGACGAAGAGATCGTGGATCGTTGGTTCAGAGATTTGGCTAGCAACATGTTAGTTGAAGAAGGACAAAGTGCGAATCGCGGTGCCGGTTATATTAACGTAAGTAGATTGCCTAATGGCAAAGCGCAGGTAGAATGACACATATTATAGTTGATACAGCTAATACATTTTTTCGTGCTAGACACGTGGTCCAAGGCGATGCTGAGATTAAACTCGGCATGGCATTCCATATTACTTTTAATAGTATTAAGAAAGCATGGCAAGACTTTGGTGGCACTCATGTGGTGTTCTGCCTCGAAGGTCGTAGCTGGCGCAAGGATCATTATAAGCCGTATAAGGCTAATAGGCAAGAAACACGTGATGCAATGACTCAAAAACAACAAGATGAAGATAAGTTGTTTTGGGAAGCCTTTGATCAGTTTAAAGAATTCATTACAGAAAAGACTAACTGCACAGTCTTACAACATAAACAACTAGAAGCAGATGATCTAATTGCAGGTTGGATACAAAGCCATCCTGATGCTAAACATGTTATTATCTCGACAGATGGCGACTTCGCACAATTAGTAAGTCCAACTGTTAGTCAATATAATGGAGTGGGCGATTTGCATATTACACACGAAGGAATCTTTGATGCCAAAGGTAAACCCGTTAAAGACAAAAAGACAGGCGAGCCCAAGCCAGCACAAGATCCAGAATGGATGCTGTTCGAAAAATGTATGCGTGGTGATACCAGTGATAATGTCTTCTCGGCGTATCCAGGTGTGCGTACTAAGGGTTCTAAAAACAAAGTTGGTCTTACTGAAGCGTTCGAAGATCGTAAAAGCCGCGGATATGCGTGGAACAATCTCATGCTTCAGAGATGGGTTGATCATAACGGAGTAGAACATCGTGTATTTGAAGACTATCAACGTAATGTACAACTATGCGATCTTACAGCACAACCCGATGAAATTAAAGCATTAATTAAAGAAACAGTCACTACTAATGCAGTACCTAAAACTGTAGACCAAGTTGGTATTCGTATGCTTAAATTTTGCAATGCATGGGATATGAAAAAGATTGCAGACAACATACAAACGTATGCCGAACCATTCCAAGCAAAGTACAAGGAACAACAATGACAGAGATACACGCAAAGCCAATCGTAGACGGTAAATTTTGGATCGTTGAAAAAGACGGAAATAAAATTGCCACACTACATAAAAAAGAAAACAATAGATTTGTGTTATCAAGTACCAACGGTGAAGTTATGTTTAATAAGAAACAAGATCTTACTAAACAATTTGGAGCAGATTTCTTTCTAAGCGGCACCAAAGTAAAAATTACTCAACTAGATACTCACGAGTGTCACGGATATCCAACATCATGCAATCCTTATAATGCCATGTACGATGTTAGACGCAAGCTACCACTTTTTACTAAATCTAATGCCAGTAAGAGTTTATACTGTGCAGGCTATTATACAATTAAATTTGATAAAGGTTGGGTTAAGAGTTTTTGCCCCAAGGCTATCACTATTGAACGATATCCATACAAGGGACCATTTAAATCTGAACTCGAAATGAAAACGGTACTGGCCAATGCAAAATCAGATTAATCTAAGCCCTATTACACAATTTGTACAAACTTTACGATCTGCTGAACTAGGTCAACAGAAAGAGATAAAGTTATCAATACAACAGGCTAGATTATTGCATCTAGCATTAACTGAAGTTTTAGACAAAATAAATCAGGACTACGAGTCACTATATAATGATTTAAAGCGTAGTGTTGATACCGAAGTGGTTAGTGTCAGTATGGATGGTGGTGGCTTTTCCGAGCCTAAATAGGATAAATATATGCGTACATTACTTGGATACGCACCATGTCAAGACCAAAACCACGAATACTGCTTGAAAGTATTAGTAAGAAAACTTACAAAGCAGAACAGATTTTAGAAGCCGAAGCAATTTGGGCTGTGTTCTATAAGAACGAACCTTTCAATCTAAAATCGTTTAATAGTCTTACCAGCTATCCTGGACCTAAATACAAAAAGGTCAGTTTTTCAAATCCTGGCCATGCACATAATCTTGCCAAAAAATTAAATCTTACTTTTGGCACTACAGATTTCCAAGTTGTCAAATTGACTTCTGGCACTATTGTGAAATGATCAGCAAAGAAGTATTAACCAAAATATTTTTACAACAATGGGGCAAGAGCACAGACGATGCCAATGTTGAACTGTATTCGCATCAGTGGTGGCAATCAAATCGAACCAATAAAAAAAATGCATTTCGTCTAAGCGACGAAGGTTATGATTTTTTGGTTAACACTTTGGAACTAAAAGACTACGAAGTTCCATTTACTGAGCCAATTGAACTTAGTCCGCAGACAATTATCTTTTTGGAAAGATATTTGGACAGTCCTTACTATCTAACCAAAGAAAGTATTACCGTTTTTACAGAACGTAAAAGTTTTGAGCTGTATATGTTTTCAGACGACATACGTAAATTTGGACTAATTAAAGCAATGAATGAGCGTGAAAAAGATCTAGATAATCAAAAAAGTGATTGACAGACTAGGCTAACTGTATTATAATACATGCATAGACAGTTAAACCCCACCCGTAACTTACTTTAAGATAGGAAACAAAATGAGCGAAGTAATCAGCCGCACAGTTAGCCCCAAAGGTGCAAAAAAATCTCTGCGTAAAGCATTTAAGAATCAGCGTCCAATTTTCTTGTGGGGTCCTCCCGGAATTGGTAAATCCGATATTATCAAACAACTTGGTGTAGAGCTCGATGCTCATGTTATCGACGTTCGTTTGAGTCTTTGGGAACCTACTGACATTAAAGGCATTCCATATTTTGACTCAAACACTAGCAAGATGGTTTGGGCTCCTCCTAGCGAATTGCCCGACGAAGCTATGTCTAAACAGTACAAGAAAATTGTCCTGTTCCTAGACGAAATGAACAGTGCGGCACCTAGTGTACAAGCCGCGGCTTATCAGTTGATTTTGAATCGCCGTGTTGGTACTTACAAACTGCCAGACAATGTTGTGCTAGTTGCCGCTGGTAACCGCGAAACTGACAAGGGTGTTACATTCCGTATGCCTGCCCCGTTAGCAAACCGTTTTGTTCACTTGGAAATGCAAGTTGACTGGGAAGACTACTTTGAGTGGGCGGTTGAAAACAAGATCCATAAGGATGTGGTTGGCTTTTTGACCTTCTCTAAAAAGGACTTGTACGACTTCGATCCAAAATCTAGTTCACGTGCATTTGCTACTCCACGCTCTTGGTCTTTTGTAAGCGAGCTGTTGCATGATGACGACTGTGATGCAGATACACTAACTGACTTGGTTAGCGGTTCTGTTGGCGAAGGACTTGCTATCAAGTTCATGGCACATCGTAAACATTCTAGCAAATTGCCTAATCCTACAGATATTTTGAACGGTACTGTAAAGAAAATGGATTCAAAAGAAATTTCAGCCATGTACTCTTTGACTGTGTCATTGTGCTACGAACTGAAAGATGCTTGTGACAAAAACGCCAAGAATTGGAACACGCAAGTTAATAACTTCTTCCAATTTATGATGGATAATTTTGAAACTGAATTGGTTATTATGGGTACTAAGTTGGCATTGAGCACTTACAAATTACCATTAGATCCAGATGAGATCACCTGTTTTGATGCCTTCCATGCTAAGTTTGGTAAGTACATTAGCCAAGCTACTGAAAAGAAGTAATTCAAAGTGTAAACTTGACACCTCCTACGGGAGGTGTTATACTATATACATAGTAAGAAATTAGGAGCCGTAATGTCACATCAAGACCCGATCATCGATAAAATTATTGTAGCCCGAGTAGGACTACTGCTACGTCACCCGTTTTTTGGTAACCTAGCTACTCGTTTAAAAATTCAAGAAGGTAGCGATTGGTTGCCAACAGCCGCAACAGA